TACTCTAGCTAAATTTTTAATTACAATATCTGGTGTATTATTCTTTTTATCATATGTTACAACGTTAGCAAAAGATATACTATCTGAATATTTTTTAACCTCATCGAATTCTCTACCATAAATTTTAAGGGCATTAGTCATTTTTTGCCCATTAGAGTTATTATAGGCATTATCAATGTCAGGTATTGTATCAAATTCTGATATAGAAGATGAAACTAAGAATCTAACCATTAAATTTGAACTTGAACTATCTGAAATATCAGATATTTCTAATAATTGAGTGACAAATGTATTGTATTCTGAAGAATTAAATTCTATATTATATCCATCTAATACTGGCCAAGTTAATGGTTTAGTATATTCTATAGGTGTACCATTTTCAGTTTCAGTAGTGACTTTAAAATTACTAGTATAAATAGGTATTGTTAAACGATTCAATAATTTATTCTCAAATTCATTTAAATTATAGAAAAATCCCTCTCTATTTACCATATTTGGTTTTATATGATAATCAATATTTTCAGAACCAAAATTAGGGAAAGGATTACCATTAACTTTTAATATAATTGTTGAGTTAGTAGTAGCAGATGCTCCTGAAAATTCTAAAATATTAAAATCACCATAAATATTGGAAATATCATAATTGGTGTATGATAGATTTAAATTACGTAACGAATTAGTTTCATTAAATGTATTTATTGTCGTACCACCATCAATATAATTTAATAAAAATGGGTTTTGTATCCTATTAGTATTAATTTCAATTGTAGCAATATTTTTAATTGAGTTAAATGAATAAGAATCAACTGTTTGACCACTTAATAATGGGTCATTTACATCGTCTTGACTAACAAATAACGATGCTGGCCAATTAATGATTATATTCTCTAAAGATACCCTAATATATTCTCTTAATGACCCGAAATATGCATACGATAACACATCATCATAATCTAAGTTTAACTTAACATTACTACTGTATTTATCAAGGATTTCATTTAACTCAATATTTAAGTTTTCTAAATCCATGAAGTTAGTATATTTAGATGTAACGAAATTTTTATCTACTTTACCATCTAAATTTGTAGTTATTTTAAAGTTGCCAGATGTAAATATAGAATTACTATCAACAGATGTAGTCTGATTCCCTACTAAATCTGGTGAAAAGTTTCTATATTCAATACCGCCATTAAAAAATTCTCGTTTTGCGTATCCTACTACTTTAATTCTACTCATTATACTTCAGTTATATCATCAAAATTTTTACTAGAATCAATATTTGTTCTAGGTTCTTTTACTTCAAATAACGGTTCACCCGTAAATTCATCTTTAATTTCAAATAAATTATATTGTTTATAAATTTCATTATTGAAATTATATTGTGTATAAATACCATCTTCCAATGATTTAGTTTGTGGACCATATAAACCGTAAGCAAGTGTTTCTATATCATGTTCAACCATCTCAATTTCAATTTGAATTGGATTGAAGAAAGTATTTGTAATAATTACATCCTGATTTGGTTCACCAATAAATGGTAATACGTTAGGTTTTACATTAGAACTTGAACTAGGAGTTACCGTAGCAAAAACTAATGTTGAATTATCATTAAATGTATACCTAATACCCTTTTGATTAGTATTAGTTAGATTTTGATTAACAACATCAACTCTATTATTTGATGTTATTATTCTGAAGAAGTTTCTAACTTTAACATTACCATCTGAATTATCACTACTTAAATATTCTATTCTATAACCTACTAATCCACCATTTTGAAATCTAGATGTTAAACTACTATCTAATGTAGATGCTGCCGTATCAAAAATCAACCCTTTTATATCTGATTTAGCCGATAAAACCCCAGTATCTAATATTTTTGTCCTAATCTCTAATGGTTTAATAGTGATAGTATAAAATCCTTTGTTATTAAAAATTGTACTAGGTAATGTTAAAGTATACATACCACCAAATATCTCAACTGAATTTGGGTTATTTGGATTATTTATTTCAGATAACACTTCATTAGTGTTTAATTTAGTTAATGATGTATCACCAATAGAATTTCTAGATGGTGTATAATGTAAAAACACTTCAATATCATCTAATGAAACGTCTGCTGGTCTAATAGTACCGTAATTTCCCGTAGCCATAATTATTTTTTTTAATCTCTATTAATTTTATAAAATTTATTACCATATCTCATTAAATGGTCTAAACTTTCTATTTCTGATAACCTTAAATGTTTATCTAACACACTATATGTAGTTCTATCTATAAATATGTCACTTTCAACTTCTGGTTTATTAATTATTCCTATTAAATACTCTTCTTGTATTTGGGGACTGATTGACGAATTTAATATGTTAAATCCTTCACCATAAAATTGCACTTTCGTTGTTGTATTAGTATTATCGAACTCTAACGGTAATGTTAATTGATTTTCTGGATTATCTACATATAATAAACCAGTTGTTTGTCCACTAGTACCAATATTTAAATTTAGTTTAGCATTGAAGGTATAGGTATATTCATCGCCATTGATTTTTGTAATTCTATCTACACCAGTTATTAATTCTAATTTATAATTATTATAATCTTCTTTTTTGATGTCAAAATCCTTAATATATGGTGTTAATTCGTTATAACTCCTAAGTCGATTTAATTTAGAATCAGTGGCACCCGAAATGATACCAGCTTCTTTAAAATAATCACTTATTACATAGTTTTCTTCATTAGGTAATGTGTATAAACCTAAATTGAAATCCGAATTAATTGTATAACCAAACTCTAAATCACTTATTACCCCAATATTATCAATAGATTGATATAAGGGGATTTTAAAATATAAATCCCCCCCTAAATCTCTCAATAATATTTTTCTTTTAATTATCTCCATTATTGTACTTTGATTTCATATAAATTTATCGTTATTGCATTACCATTTTCAGTAATATTACTAATATTATTGAATTCTGGATTCAATGAATAATAATAACCAGTATTGGTTCTTTTCAATAAATAGTTAATATGTAATTTATTAATGATTTCATTTATTGGTAAAACATCAGATGAATTAATAAATTTAGTGATTTTACCAGTGGCCGCATTATTAAACTCAGCTCTCATATATAAATTTTCTATCGAATCGAATACGTTATTTTTAAAATGATATATGTAAAATCCTTCAGCAAAACCTTCTGGTTTTTTTATTGGGTCACTAATAATAAACCTGACTGGAAATGAATTGGCCGTTTTTGGTCTACCAGTAGAATCCACATCGTTCTTAGTAATTTTAGAAAAAATAGTGATAATTGATACTAGATTTTGATTTGTTGGTTTATCAGAATCATAAAAACTTAATCTTAAAAATGAATTTAAAAATCTATTTTTTTTATATCTTATATCATCATCAACAAATCCAATATCTGAATAATTAGTTGGTGTTATTAAATTACCTGATGAATTCAAAAAATTTAAATTAAATGTAATATCAGTAACTTCACCATCATCCGATGTTAAAGGGATAAACCTAACTTTTTCGTAATCAATTATTGGATTTATTGATTTATCAACTTCAATATCAACAAATTCTCTATTAACAACCTCAGATTGACCAATAGAATTAAAATCTAATGATACTGGGATGTTAATATATTTGTTTTCGTCAATATTACCTATTTTGATTTTAATTTTATTAACAGACATCTTGATTTCGTTTAATTATTATTTTATCTTCTAGTAATTCACCACTAATATCTTGTGGAAAATCTCTATATCGTAAACCATAAAATCCAAATGGGTCTTGTCTTTTTAAAAATAAATTAAAATTACTATTAATATAATGTACCCCATTCAAAAATGGATAATCTAATATAGTTTCTTGTGTATCATTTGAACCAATATTTAATAAATCTCTCCAAATGAATTTACCATTTCTTAAATTTATAGCATATGACGGTTTATTTAATGTTGAAGAAGTTCCTTCTTCGATATAATTAGAAAATTCTCTAATTTTTATTTTATGATGAGCTTTATAAACATAACCTTCATATCTAGGTTTCAAACTCAAAATATCTGAATTACCACTAAAATTAACGTTGACTAAATTTAAGCTTGTTTCTCGATTAAAACTATTAAATCTATGATAAACATCAGCTAATACAGTTTCTTTCAATTCTGATACATTATATTCAACCAAATCACCATAAAATAATTCACTATCTATTTTAATATCATCTTCTAATGGAATATGAGTAGATACATTATTAACAATTCGATTAATATCTGGTATACTAGAATTTGTTCCAACACTATTAGAAAAAGGAATATTTATTCCAGATTTAGTTGAAGTAAATACACCGCCACTATCAGTTTTGATTATAGTTAAGTAAATCTCACTTAATGGTCTATCTAAATTATCCACTAAATCAGTAATATCAATATCTTCATTAATCACGAATTGTGGGATTTTATCTTCATATATATTTTGAGAAAATGCTAATGGATATACTTCATAATCATCATTTTCCATTATATTACCACCTTTAACGTTTATTTTTTTAAACATCCTAAAATAATATAACGATTTTCTACCATTAACTATCCTACTCATTCTAGAATTAGGTGTAATATTAATTAATTCAGGTATATCAACACTAAAATTATATTCTTTATCATCCCCGTTATTTTTACCTAATCTAATCACACTAAATATAGTATTATAATCACTTAAATTTGATAATTCTACCGAATCACCTTGAGATAAACCGTGTTTGGTGGCAGTAGTAAATGTCAACACATTTCTATCACCAATTACACTTTCAAAAACATCAACAATCAATAAACCACCAAGAACTAGATTGTGGGATAAATCACCAGGTAAATTATTAATCTTAGTAGGATATGTAATAGTAATTTCCCAATTTTTAATACCACTTTTAGGTGTTAATGAGAAAAGATTTCTATTAGGTTCCATATCAATCCAAGTACATAATGTAGCATTTTCAGGTCTAGGGTCATAATATCCAAACCAACCATTATTTTCTTTTAGATGTTTCAAAATAGATTGAGAATAGGTTAAATCACCATCTGAAAGGTTAAGCCCATTAGGTGGGAATGAAGCATCTCTAAAAATATTTTCATTAAATGTTTTCCAACTATTATTACTAGTATTATTAAATAAAACATTATTAAAAAAAGTATTTAATGTACCAGTTAATCTATAATATGGTGATGTTTGTCTTTCTTTATTAAATTGTTCACCAACATTAATAATTTTATTAATTTCACCAATAGGTAATACATTACTTTTTGATTCAATATTAATCTTATCAAAAGTATCTTCATTCACTGAAAATTGTGACTTAGCTGAATTTAATCTATATTTTCTATTATCCATATTATGTTATAATTAATGTTTTACTTATACAACCATTAGCGTCTTCAACATAATAACTACCAATTGGGGTAAACGTATTATAACCCGTATTATATTCACTACTACCATCACTAGTAAATGTGTGTACAACAACACCATTATGATATAAATCATATTCTATTCCAGCAATTGTATTTCTAACATAAATCAATGTACTAATAACTACTAATGTAACTTGAACTCTATTTAATGTTACTTGTTTACTCACACTTTGATTTGATTCGTCTGTTACAGTAATTAAATATGTACCATTAGGTAAACTACTATTTGAGAATGAATTTAAATTACTACTATTAAAAAAGAATTCTTCATTAGTGGCCACATTAATCATTGAAGGTGAATAATAAGATAAACCACCAGTAATATTTAACTTTATTACACCATCTTCAGCATCGTAACATGTTGGGTCTGTAGTTGTAACATCAACATTTAAAGTATCTGCAACACCTACAGTGACCATTTGAATGATTCTGTTTTGACCAATAACGAATGGTGGGTTTTTATCTGTTATATAAACTATATAATTACCAGATTTTAAATTATCATATGTTAAATTATATGAAACATCATTAAATGATACATTACTGTTAGGTCCTTCTATTAAAATATCATATGGTTTAACACCACCAGTTATATAATTAATTATAATTTTACCATCAGTATTAATATTTGATGAAGCACTTCTCGTTGTAATATTTGCCCCTAGTTTTTGTACACCTAATATATTAAAAGTTTTCTTATTTTTATTACCGTT